AAAAGGGGGCATCAAGCCCCCTCTTTTTATGTATCATCGTCTAGCATATAATCTGCCCAATCATATGCTTGCCGTTTTATTTCTCGCATATCGTTACTCGACCTTGCCCCTGCCAACAGACCAGTTAAAGCCTGACCCGCCAAGTAGATTCTTGCAGTCAGGCTTTTTGTTGTAGGAGCTTTACGTTTTCTCTGAGAAAACTTTTTTGCTTCTTTCTCTAAGCTCTCTTTCAATTACTAGCTCCTTGTTTTTGAAGTAGGCTTTATTAAAGCCCATCTCCCAATCCCTATTATCTTTTGTATTAACTTGGTAGGGATTACCCAAGTTACCTTTAATAAAGGCCTCATAGCCTTCGTTAAACGGTTTCATTTTCTGCTTTGATGCTGTATAAGTGCTTCTAGGTACCATCTTGATTTCTTTAAATCCTCTAAACCATTTTTGTAACGCCAACGATGTAAGTACTTCGCAACGTTACCCCGATAATAACCAATAAGTTCCTCGTCTGTCAAGATGTCTTTGATGTAATCAATACACTCAATGTTACCTTGACCATAATGAGGAGGCTTGTTCACGTTATCTGTCATAGTATGATCAACTCCGCTTCTGTATATGGGATATGGAAGAACAACTCACCTGGTCTGATGTATCTGCCCTTTGCTTCACCAAGACTCTCTTGGGTTAGCAGGAAGTCTCTGATACGCCAAGCTTGTTTGAGGTCTCTACGAAAGACGTAGAAGTTAAGTACTCCGTTCTCACCTTGATACTTATCAAGTAGGCGTTGCTTACGTTCTGGAATACGTATCTCTGTCCAGTTCGTAGGCCAGTCACCTTCCCAGGCTACCTTGACCTCAGCTTCATTGAAGTATGTGTAGCCATGTTTTTGAGAGACAACATCTACTTGGTAGTTCTCTTCAGTGTTGACTAATACATGCCCCTTCTTTGTAAGGTACTGCACCAAGGCGTCCTTAGCTTGTGAATCATATGCTTCGTACAAAGCACGGCTAAACTTTTTTCTAACTGGTCCCAAAAGACTGTCTCCATTTTAATTCGTACAGCAGTTTATTCTGCTCATACTCTGACATTATCATCCAATCACGGATTTCGTCAATAGTTCTTTTACACCCTGCGCAGTATCCATCTTCTATTCGACAGACTTTTACGCAGGGTGAAGGTATAGACCCTAAGTTAGGTCTACGATTTCGCATACATCACCAGAGCAAGCCATTGTTTGCATTGCTACAGTATTGTCCTCTTGCTCATACTCGGAAAGCTTAGACCAGTCAATACGTTTTGGCATTAACTTAAAAAGTTCTTTGTACTCACGTTCAGTGCAATCTTGATATGGTGCTTGCTGATAAGTATGATCAGAGTGTGGTAAGAAGGACACACCAGACATCTCATCAAAGTGTTTGTAAACAAATGCACCCACGTCTAGCCACTCGTGGTCACGCACTGAGATAGTCACACTAGGTTTATGCTCACACCAGTTACGTTGGTAAGCCAACCACATCTCTAACTGTTCGATAGCTGTCATATCGTTACGAGTTACAGCTTTGTTAGGTGACTTCTGAGGAAAGCTAAACACTGTAGTAGTGTCACCCTTGAACACACAAGGTTCATGAGGAATGCCTTGATCTTTCATGAACTGAGTAAGAGGATCTTTGTTGTCTCCTCGTACAGTCCTAATGTAAAACCGTGAGTGGCGAGCATGTATTCCAGACGCTGAATCAACCAACTGAGAAACAGTCCCACTTGGCTTGACGCAAGAAATAGCAGCAGATACAGGGATACCAAGACGATCAGCCCACTCAGCATTAGTAGTAACAGCCACTTGGCGAAGGTAAGTAAGTGTTTCATCGAGTCCCTTATTTTTTGTAGTCAGTAGCGGGTTGTCCATTATCCCCGTGAGTGACACACCAAGCAGTCGTTCGGCCTCTGTGTTGTCTCTCCACACCTTTCGCAGATATGGAAACTTTGTGTACGTGGATTGGATAGTCCCCAGAATTGTTGCCAGACGGACTTTTCTTTCCAGATCCTCAATAGTATCTGTAGCACGTACGACACACTCGGTAAGATTGCAGAACTGATACGGGCGAAGGATGATCTCACTGCAAGGATTTGTACCGAAGTCGTAATCACTATCCCGTCTACCATATTTTGCAGCTTGTTTCTTAGATGCTTCACGATTGAATACTCCTCGTTCTCCTGATTTAGACTCAACCAGAGCTGTCCACTCACGCATGAATGTTTCTATGTCAGGCTTTTCTGTATAAGATACAGAGTTGTTAGCTAGTGCACGGTGAGCTGCTGTCTCCCACCATTGACCAGACTTAGCGTGACGCATACGGTCATCACTTAGATTAGATAGAGAGATCATAGCACTACGGCGTACACCACCAACCACAACGATCTGCCCAATAAAACACATCAAGTCATGGCACTCAATGCTTGAGAGCTTACGACCTTGTGCATTCTTGAAAGTAGACACAGCGAAATTAAACAGTTCAACCAAAGGCGCTGGGCCTGATGCTCTACCGCCAAAGGTTTTTAGTCTTGCACCTGCAGGACGTACACGAGAGACATCCCACTTAGGAATCTCACCTGCCCACAGCAATGCTAAGACTTGACGGAAAGCTTTTGCCCAACCTTCCTTGCTGTCCTTTACGACGACTGTCGTGTCACTCTCAAACAGTTGTGGAACCTCTGGTAGCTTTTTAATATATTGTCGTTCTACAGAGAAGCCAACCCCAGTGCCACAGAGAAGGATGTACATAGCTTCGTCAAAACTTTTAGGATCATCTACTGGTAAATATGAACAGTTGTAACCTGCAGTATTATCACGATCAAGAGCAGGGCCAGCTGTCATCATAGCTCTCATAGAAGGCATGATCTCTAGGCCAAGGATAGCTTGCTCAATCTCATACTTAGTATCAGCATCTACCTTGTCAGAAATGACGTTAGTAGAGTAACGTGTTACTGTATCATCCCATGACTCACGTCCATAACCATCAAAGTATTTAGCATACCGTGACTTGTGAATAAAAGATTGATAGTCTGTTGGAAGTTGATTACTCATCTCTTATCTCCTGAACCTGAAAGTGTACCTCGTGCTTTACGACCGTAGAGTTTCTCTAGGTTCTTAAAAGCGATGTCATGTAGGTCAATATTAAGATCACGAGACAGTGCTGCTAAGTACCACAACACGTCACCAATCTCTGCAGCAATACCTTGTCGATCGAAGTTATTGTCACGAATCATCTTCTTAACTTTGTTTGCAACTTCACCTGCCTCACCTGCTAAACCAAGGGCAGGGTAGAGTATGCTATGAGTACTGTTATAGATAGCAGTTTTAGCTGCTGCCTTTTGGTATTGATCCATAGTCATACGTTCTTTGAAAGCTTCGTTGTAATAATTCCAAGCTTCTAAGTCTGATTCATTCAACATTCTTTACCTCACATTCTTCCACAATTACATCGTCTATATCATATAGACTAGCTTCGATTAGTTCTCTTATCACATCAGAGTTATCCCCGAAAGTCTCAAGAAAGTTAGCATCGGGATCTACTTTAATTTTTATTGACAGCTCAAACCTCATTCGAAAGACCCCTAGTTATACGCACTAGTGCCACTCATGTCAATCACAATTGGATCAATACTCTTCATAAAATGCTTCTTCCATTCATAAGCATCATCAAAGTCTTCAAACCAAAAGTTATCTTCACCAACTACACCATCTATTTCTGTTCTACATACCATAAAATACTTAGATCCTTCAGGAGCATATTCAAGTTCTAATTCAGATACTTCTTCAATAGCTATTGGACCTTCAGTAACCCCCCATATCTTTACTTCCATCTCTTTAACAACTCCATGTAATGGTCAAGGCTGACCATAGTTATCCACTCTTTTCTATCTGCCCGAAAGAATACAACTGGTTCTCCCTTGCCATGCTTACGGGCTTGCTCAATATAATCGTAGGCCATCTTCATTCCAGACTTTCTACGTTTGACTTCAATAGTAATAGGAATCTTTTTTCTAGCTGCAGGGGACAACTGGATATCTTCCCCAGTGTCCCCCATAGTAGTGGACTTAACGTCATCAGGTTCAAGATCAGGAAAGGATTGTAATATCTTGTCCCTAATTTCGTTCTGCCCAGTTCGGCCCTTAGCTTTAGCTGCCCGTGTCATCGAACACCTCTTCAACCTTGGGTTCCTTTTCTACGTGAACAAGGTATTCAATACCATATGAGTACTTGAACATACGTAGGTTAGGCCAGCAAACTTTCTTGTACTCGCAGAATTGACAAGACTTGTCCAATTTAGTATTGGGACTTGCCTTGCTTGCAGGTACAGGTTGAATACGATCTGCAGGTAGGTCACCTGCTACCAGCTCTTTAGCCGCAAGCATCTCTTGCTCTTTAGTCTCAAGATCCTTTGTGAAGTCATGGATGTCTAAGCAAATCTCACCACTGACTTTATCAATGGCAAGAAATGCCCCATGTGTTTTGTCAGTTACAAGTGGGTCATCTTTACCTGCATAGACGTAGGAACTAAGTTGGCTGATGTAACCGAAGGCATCATTCTCACGTAGTGTACCCTCTTTAAACTTCTTGAAAGCATATGGACTACAAGACTTAACATCTACAGTCATACCGTCGATCACACAGTCACGGTGACCACGTATGCCATGAACGTTGAGTTTGTCTTGAGAACCTTTCATACTGTGTCCTGATGCTAAAACCATCGACAGTATTAGTTCTTCAATCATGTCTCCGTAAAAGAAACGAAGAAGTAAATTAGCACTGAGTGGCTCACCAAATCCAGGCTTGTTTACTTTGTACCAAAGCTTACGTTTACATGGTGTGCCAATAGACGAAAGAGATAGATACCCACGAGGCTCCTGAGGTTTACTAAATCTTTTGTTGGCAGACATCGCAATGTTGTTGCCTAGCATAGAACCTATAGTGCCGTTCCAGCCGCCTTGACCGTAGATCACGGACTCAAGGTCTTCAACTAATGTATCAATCTTTTTCATGTTATCTCCTTAAAAGGTAGCCCCCCGAAGGGGGCCACTAGTTGTTTTGGGAGGAGGTTAAAACAACACTTCGCTTTGTT